TAATATACCGCCAGTACCCAATACTAAAGCGCCTGGGTTATTATCAGTAATCAGAGACCTTTCATTAACAGATGCCACACCTACTGCAGAATCTTGCCAAAAGAATAATCTATTTTTAAATACATGCATATTTGTAATAGGCCCATACTGTGCATTAACATCTATATAGTTCGCATATTTAAATTTAGACCATGAGTCTATAACCTCACCAGAAGTTTTTTGCTGTGATGCTATTATTCGGTTATCATTTATAACGTCATCCCTATCGTATATTGATTTAGGGATATATTTACGACTACCATTTTGACTAGAGTATGCCCCATTGTATGCGTACATTGGCACACTTTGTACTGCTGCAGTAAACACTTGGCCTACTTCATTCTGTACAAATACGTTAGCAAAACCGCTACCACTATCATACGTTTTAGATATAGGGATATCTGCACGTAAATGTAAATTAACACTAGACTCAACTGGCAAATATGCACCAACGTAAATACGTTTCTTTGCAGCATTTGCTGGGTCTTCTGTGTTAAAGAACATCATCGTTTTAGCATAGTCCAATATACCTAAAAAGGTATCTCCTCCAAAACAGTTAACGGTAAGGGCTGTACCAGTATTCTTTAAATAAATACCAGTACTGATGTACACAGAGTTCTGTCTAGCAGTATATGTATTCCCACCATAAGGTATAATATTCTTCTTTAAGTTAGCCATTAGGATTGTGTTAGTTGAATAACCTTTGCCTATTGTGGCATTAATATCACCTGCAGGCAATACAGCTGTAATACCGTATACTTTATTCTTTAAATCCTCTGACTTAAATACTAATGAAACACCACCAGGACCCTCTTTAGCTGTACGATCCTCATCCTTATTATTTGCATAGTTTGAGTGAGTCCAGTTAAAGTATATATTTTCACCTACAACCGTTGGTTTATTCTTAATAGAAACATAATCAGAATAGTCTAGTAAGTTTGCATATTCAATTGAATCAACATTAGCCATTTTCTTAGCTAAGTCAGTAGTCATTGCCTGACTTAATGCCCCACCTTCTTTCTTTACTATAAATGCATTCCTATATAAAAAATAATATTTACTTATATAACCAAGATTAACTGCTGATTGTAGAGTAACATTATCAAAGTTTACAGCGGTATCTGTCATATCCGCCATATACATAACACATGGTATGGCGTCAGTACCAGAACCATCTGGTAAAAACGTTTCTACAGTACCGTATATACGTTGTGAATCACCACTTAATATTGTGATAAGGTTATTCTTATCGTCAAATCTTGTGCCAGCATATGACATAATTCTTTGCTTAGCACTACCACCATTTACATATGTACTATATGTAGGAGATGCTGCACCATAAATAGTATCAATTTTCATTGTATCATTCAACAACGGCATCGTATTTTCTCTATTTACACATACATCTGGTGATATAAAGTTATAATAACTATCAGATTGGCTTTGACTTAATGGTGGTCTCATACCATCATCAAAATCATGATCATTCCAATCCCTATCCTGTGCATATACCTTAGACCCAAAAAAGTGGCCATATGTCAAATAGGTAAATGGTCGTATATCTCTATTACCAGCGCTATCACTACCATCTTTACCAGACATGTGCTTATAGTTACCTACTTTAGATATTGCACCTTGCATCAATACCGTTTTGTCAGCAACAGTTCTTTCACATCTAACGATCTCCACTGCCTTTACTTCAGATGGTAAATTTGCAATAGAAAACTGTACACCTAGTGGGTGTGACAATAATGTGTAAGGGCCTTCAGTAGAGCCCACACTACTATAGATAGACTCATTATTAGTGAACGGTCTATAATTATCGTCAGATGCATGAGGCATCCTTATATCTGCAATCCAGTGTACAGGTGATGGTATATTCTTATCATTGTACATTATTAAGCCAAATCTATAAACCTCATCCCTAGTATAACCTTTATATTTTGATGCGATAAATGGATCTGCATAATTCATCAACCTACTATGTGATATATCTGTAAATTCTTCGAATTCACGAGTATCTGTATCATCAGTTAATTTTTTATGAATAGATAGACCTGATACAGTTCTAGAACTAATGCCAAGATTTAAATCATTTTGAAACAAAGGTATACCGTTTGAAGTAGTACCTGCAATAGTACTATCGTCCTCAATTAAGTCTGTAGTAATGAGTCTATACGAAACATTTACCCCTTTACCACCTTTAGCAAATACCCCAGAACTTATTTGTACATACTGACAATCGTCTATAGCGGGTAAGGCCGATAGCTCTATGTTATTATAAGGGTTAATGCAATCATGGTCTTCTGGTACAGTTGTGCTATCTAAACTAGTTATATTAAATGTCAAAGGATTTATATTACCATTGTCTAGTAGTTTCACAATACCAGATTCATTGCACCTATACGCACGAGCGTCATAATCTATATCCCAAGTATTTTCTCGAACGTTTGCAGCAAATAATATATTATCTATCTTTTCTATATTGTTGGCAATAAAGTCATAACCAATCATATCATTGAATTGCTCGACAGTTAGTTCATTCAGTACTGTACTACCCCTATCTTCATAATATATAGAATTGGTAGTAATATCCAATTCATCTACTACAGATATTACAGGCAACTCATTATTATCAAAATAGTGGATAGATATTATCCTAGCCTTGTTAAATGTCGTACTAATGTCGTCAGCCTTTATTTTAACCGATTTGCCAGCACTTTGATTAGCTAGTATACCTTTATACGCTTTACCGCTAGACTCCGTCCTAGAGGCTGTAAGGTGCACTAGAGGGCTTAATGCGGATAGAGTACTCTCTGTACCATTAACATTAAATAATTGGTAGCAATATTGAATCATACCACCATATAACGTACCACTATCCAAGCCAAGTATTCTCATTGGTGGTAGATATGCTTTAGGTAATACTTCAAAATCTTTAGAAGTTACTGATGAAACACCTATAAAGGATTCATTCATTATATTAAATACTTTTAATGGGCTCTTACCATCTGTAAAGTATATTTTAATTAAATCATCAGCTTCATAATTTGTCACGACATCTAGAGTAGTAGTAATACCTAGATTTGCGTACAATACTTTTACCACTGTAGGTACTAACTTATTTGAAGAAAAATCAAACCTATAAATGGAATTAGCTGTACCGTCCCAAGTGATCACTATACCGTAATCCCTTATAGATGTAGCAGCTAATACTGTCTCTGTAGCACCTAGTGCTGACTGAGTTATTTCTTGAAATCCTTCAATGTTCTGCAATACACCAGTAGTACCAGCGTCATTAGTAACTACACGGACATTCTCAGCCCACGCATACTGATTGCTAGGTAATACCGCTACGTCTGCATCGGTATTCATACCGCCTATAAACGTATTTATTTGAACATTTCCTTTAGTGGTCATAATTAAAGATTTTTATCATATATATGTTGCATTTGACCAACAGTTGAGTAAAAGTTATGATGCTCGTTTACTTCAGGATACTGTCTAAGCCATGCATTTTTTATACTCTCCATATCATCATTGTTCGGTGCTAATGATTCACCATATGCTTGCTTACAATAGAAATTCCATGATCTCCTTATATCATAGTAAATCTCACGATTTAACCTACCACCTAAGTAATCTGGGTATTTAAGTTTCATAGTCACGTACCAATAACATGCCTCAAAATATGACGGCATATCCGGTATCAATGGGTATGAATCTTCATCTACTGGTATTGCGTGGTATGATAACTTTAAATAGCCGCTTTGCAAATTGCAAACTATATACCCTGGTTTTAATGTATATTGTATATCATGACTAAAATTAGTAACCTTTGCAGGCCTGCCATTAGTATTGATATAAGTTGCACTATTTATCAAATTACCCAATATAACCCTAAGGTTTACATTCGTAGTATCATTTAATATTTCAAGTGCTTCAGCATCAGTATTAACATTATATATAGACTTAACTAAATCTATCATTACGCTATCTGGTATAAGCATGTTTGGGTTTTCAACAGCATTATCTGTTCCCCACATATCGAATGAACCGGTAGCTTTACGCATTGGTATCCACGGTCCATTTTGAGTTAAACCATATGCTACTTGATTGAGTCTATACAAATCACAAGGTACTTGTGCTTGATGCCCAACAAGTTGCAATATCGGTGCCCCATCTACGCCAGATACCTTATGAACCAATTGATTAACTGAACCAATCTTTGTGATGCTTTCACCAATCCATTCTATCATATCTGATATACGCATATTGTCTTCTTGCAGATCTAAGTCTGCAATTATTTTGGCTATAACAGCCTTACTACTAATTAGTTTATTTATCATATTGTTATATAATGACGTAATCTACTTCTCTATTCTTTACTATTTGTGCTAATCTGCGCTTGTTGTGTCGTGTAGCTATTAGTTGATATCTACTTTTAAATGGCAATGGTACATCACTCTTCTTCCAATAAAACCTATATTTATAACCATCGCTATGTTCGTTTGTATGATATACAACCTTTCCAATCTCTTTCGTAGTCTTAAAATCAACGCATAAGCTTTCTTTACTCCAGCTTTTAGGTTTACGTTTAAATATAAACACCTTACCAAGTCTGCATGGCATTTTAAATTCCCTACTCTTTTCCAGTACTTCATCTCTGATAAACATAAAGTAATCGGTAATTATTTTACGATAGGTCGTATAATCTATTTGATAAACTTTGCCATCTTTAGCATAG